CACAGGACCACAATTACTATCATTCACAACTCTCCCATGGGGGTTATTAACGTTTTCCCATTTATTTAGTTTTCCATCAATACATTTCTGGGGTGCATTCGTACCCGGAGCAGATGCTTCCACCCTTTGACATAGAGCCCTGTCGTTCGAACACGTACCAGCGTCGGTGGGTATCCAAGCGCTACCCTTCGTGGCGGTAGGTGTTATACATTTTGTCCCCTTAGACTCTGTTGTAAACTTCGGGTACGTAAAATATTTAGCTCTACCGTATGCTTTTAATTCTGCATCAGTCGACGCACAGTTACCTGGAACTGTTTTGTACCCACATTCACCACAATTCCCGGTGTATGAACACATCGTTACCACTGCGGCTGGTAGGGTGCCCGCGTTTCCACCATTTTCTTCATTGAGAGATTTCTCCCATGATCTAACACTATTTACAGGGTCACCGGGTAATTTACATGTATTAGATGGTGCACACGATGTATCAAAGACAGTTTTTTTACGGTATTCAGCATCAACGGCACATGGGGATACAAACTGCCCATCTGGACTTTGACTGGGTATCGACGTAGTCTGAGCAGAACTGCATAACGTATAACCTTTACCTGGATCACCAATGCTGTAAGCGGTACATTTTTGTCCTCTACCTATATTCACACCACCACAGCGAGCCGAAGCCGAACCTCCTTTTAAACACGATACAGTTTCTTTACAATACATGCCGACATCAGCATTACTATCAGATAATCTTAAATATATAGAATTGAAAGTATCAATGTCATCAATTTGTTTAATATCAGCGAATTTAAAATCGTTCTGATACACTAATAAATTATCTGGTTTTGTAGTGTTAGCTAGCATTATACTGAATTTTTTATCCTCACCCGCGGTGGCGTCGTATTCTATTATTTTTACGTCGCTAGCGGCGCTTAAGGCACTGGGCATAGGCACCGTAGCCACTCTACCGTCGCTATTCACCTGTATTAACTTTTTAACACCAGTTTTTTCCCCGATTGTCATTTGAAAAGTGTTAGCTACTGTACCTCTAATAAAGAATATTCCCTGCGAAGCAGAAGCATTATCCAAAAGTGCATTCAAAAAAGTTCCAGAATTGGCATATAGAGTTATAAATTTACCTTCTACACTCGTTGTCCAAGACGGTGGTTGAATATTCTTTAAACCCGGTGTAAATATATAAGTAGCGCGATCAACCAAGTCTAAGGATACTAATAATTGATCCGATGTGATTTCAATATCACTAAATGTTGCGGCGGCCACTGTTTGAAGTGGTTTGTATGATTTGGTGCCGCCAGTATCTGTTGAGTATAATAGTGTAAATTTATTTGTACCGAGAATACTTACAGTTCGCGTTGAACCTCGTAATACATTTGAATTATTTTGTCCGTGGTCAACTGCATAGGTATCCGTGTCAAGGTTTAGATTACTTACTTCGGTAGTAGTACTATCTTTCACAACTAGATGTTGCAATTTCATAGCTGTTACGTCCTCAAAACCAAACCCATTGTCCCAATTCACAGTGAAGTCTATTTTTTTTGATAAGTTTATGCTGCTAGTGTCTTTGTCCCCAGCGGCATACTCAATTTTATACGTCTCTACAGTTGATTCTTCGAATGGATACTGTGTTTGTATAATATCACCTGGTATTATGGTAGGGAAAAGAATAGGTGTGTTTTTTTCTCCGTCACGGAAAAATAAAAGTAGTAATATAACCAGTGCGATAAGCGCTACGATTCCGAATATTATCGTTCGCCTGTCCATATGATTAACACGTAGATTTTTTTTAGCCTTTACCCCCGTAATCCACTCCTGCGCAATTACGTAAAGTGTGTGTTACTGTGTAACCTGACGGGGCCGAAGCTACATCTTTAATTGAACTCGTACCCGAGTCCCACTTGTAAATCGTACCATTGTTATTATTTAATGGATCATTTAGAGCACATTTGAGAACCATATCATTACTTAACGCTTCTGTCAAGTTTTTAGTGGTGATTGTTTCCTTAGCACCGTCATACTTCGATTGTCCACCTTCATACCCAGCCGAATACGACACATATTTAGAACACCAACCTGAATAGTACGGCCTTGTACCAGCGCACCAACCTGAATAAGAGCAACATTGATTACCTGGGCATCTTTTATAATTTCCATGCGCACCACATCTCCCATTTGTAGATGTACCAAGGCCACCAGCAAAAACACTAGTCTTTACTTTCATACTGCCCAGATTTGTACCATCGTAATCACGTCCCCCCCCTATATGTGTGCTGTATTTACTATTAATATTCTCTGAAACAGAACACCACGCTGAAGACTCTCCGACATTACCAGCGCACCAACCTGACGAAGAACAACATTGACTACCTGGACAAATCATATTTCCATTACGAGGTCCACATCTTCCATTCGTCGATGCGTGTATGTTTTTTACACCAGTGTAATTATAAGTAGTACAGTTATGCGGTGAGGTTGTATCTTTTAATGTACTTCCGGGCAACCATTTTATATCCCCGCCCCCCGCGAGGACCTCGTATTTGTAATCACCTGCTGAACCAATCGGGTCGTTTGACGAGCATGTGAAAATATCACCATCGGTTGGCTTTCGTGTTATTTTATGTGGTTTCCCGATAAGAGTTGAAATCCAATACTCCATATCCTCTTTACCTGTTATTATCCATTGAAATGGTCCATCTCTTTTTTTATCTTTCGTGTCATACCAATACTTTTGTATATACACCTTTGTTATAAGACTTGGGTCTAAAGAAGTTATTTCTGTGACAACATCTGCACCCATTAAAAATATAATATACCCTTCCATATCTTCTTTATAAATGAAAATACTTAATAAACGGTTGGAACCTTCGTATGTAAATTTAAATGGTTTCGTATGTAAAAATTCAGCGCCATATTCATTTGTAAACTTTTTAGCGGGTAACCCACGCACTTGTAAATATTTGGTTGTTGATGGTATTTCTAAATCATACCCTTTCCTGTCGTATACAATTTTTTCTATTTTTTCTAAATTCAGTGACAGCTGAGTTCTATCAAACAGTACAGTCATCTCACCAATATTAGTACTTGAGTCTATAGAATCAAAATACACTTTAATCTTGTTTTCGCCGGTCTGTCTTTGTGCTTCAGCGGTTGTCAGCGGCAATTTTATTTCGACTTGTGAAAAATTACGTAAATTCGTGGGGTCGTTATTTTCAACTGACTTTATTAGAGTACCACCATCATTATACAAGGCTAACACCCATTTTATCATACGACTTTCAACCACACCACCCTGGTTCCTCCATTTTACAATGTATTCCATTATATAGTAAAGCTATAAATTAATATCCATATCCGATATACGCGGTATTACATCATACCTATTTTTAGTATTTTTTAATTTAAAGAAAAAATCAAAATAGATAACATGTATAATTAAAAGTAGTAATACTATGGCGAGTGTGAAAAGTATCACCGTCATCCTGACATATATTCATAAAATAATACGTCAGTCAGTCCTACACACCCCCACGAAGTCGTAGGACCAAGTGGAGTGTACTCTCCTTTTGGATGTTATAGTCCGCGAGGGTCCGCCCATCCTCCAACTGTTTCCCCGCGAAGATGAGACGTTGCTGGTCTGGTGGGATACCCTCTTTATCCTGAATCTTCGCCTTGATGTTATCTATCGTGTCCGACGATTCCACCTCGAGGGTGATCGTCTTACCGGTGAGCGTTTTTACAAAGACCTGCATAGTACCTTATTCGGGGTTTACTTTTTTAAGCAAGTGCCTTAGGGCTGCGGAGGGTTTGCGAGGAGCTGGGGGGCACGTGGGTTCTACAACATTCACTTGTTGCCAAATGAGTCGTTGCATATCGGGGCACAGTGTATTCGTCGCCTGACAAAAGGCGAGCTTGTAGTCATATGTCACGAGAGGGATGTAGTCGGTAGACATTTTGATATGAATATTACATTTCTAGTTCTCACTTAGGTTTACTTACAATTTCAATTATAACTTCTTCTCCAACCTCGTTGACGGCCACGATAACCTCCAGAGACACTGGTATCACTGAGCGCCGGTGGCCGTCGTAACAGTTCGTATCTTCTTCCCCAACCTCCTGAGACACTGGTATCACTGAGCACCGGTGGCCGTCGTAACAGTTCTTATCTTCTTCAAGCGAAAGTGTTCGAGATCGACATCCAAGAGAAAACGTTTCAACCAGTCTGGAAATAACCCCCATACTGAAAAGTCGGAAGTATTTTCCTTGACGACGTTGTAGATGGCTTCAATCCACATTTATTTCTTTTCGTGCCTTTTTTTTATCTACGTAAATGTAAGATGGTCGTTTCATTACAAGACGTCCCTAAGAAAGTGCAATACATCACGATAGATTCACAATATGTCACGGGGTCCAACAATACATTCACGGTCGATATATCACTGGAGTCGAACATCCATATCGAAGATATGAACAAAGTTATAGGTATAAAAATGGTAGACTTCTACGTGACCCAAATAGGTCAAAGTGATGCCACAGGGAATACGAACGTCGCGAAGTATATAGATGTGGTGTGCCCAGATGTACCCAAAGTGGCACAGATGTTAGATGAGAGGAAGGGTCAGATACTCGCTCGGGTCCCCCTGGAAAGAAGTTTCACTGGAAGTACGGCATTCATCATGAGAGATAAACAATGGAAGTCTTTCAATAGACAGACGAATTATTTCAATCCTATATCCATACAAAAATTACATTTTAATTTATTCGAATCTCAAGGTGATGGGGACTATGAACTTCTCCAACCCTCTGTGTCATTCTACATGGTTCTCGAAGTGACCACGATAGATGTAAAAGAAAAACCAATCAATAAAGACGTACAGATACTCGAAGCCCTGCATACCCTCATCAGGAAGATTGAGACCCTGAACCAAAATGTTCAGAAACTTCCTGATAAAGAAGAACCAAAAAAGAAAAAATTGTCCTTCAATTATATTCTACTCACACTCTTCGCAGCCATTGGGGGCTACATGTATTACATTAATAAGTTTACACTGACATCGTAACCTTCTTCTTCTTCGTAGACTTCTTAGGGGTCTGGGCCACCTCAGGGAAATCAAGAACCATATTGTTATTTTCAGTAATTGTGGGAACCTCGGGGGTCTCCTCAACAACCTCGGGGGTCTCTACGACAACCTCAACAACCACGGGGGTCTCCTCAACAACCACGGGAACCTCGGGGGTCTCCTCAACAACCACGGGAACCTCGGGGGTCTCCTCTGGAACCTCGGGGGTCTCCTCTGGAACCTCGATGACCCCTGGGGTATCCGGGTGGAGTACGTCTATGACCCTGAGGAGAGTGGTGTACAGGTGCTTTTTGTCGAGACGAAGGCGTTGAAGTTCAAGTTTAATATCTTCTTTGATGGATTCCATTGTATATATATATAAAAGGGAGATTATCTTTATAACAAATGTTATTCATCGGCCCAACCTTGATGAGTGGAATCGGGCAACACCTGAAAAAGTATAGCACTCTGTTTCCTGGAAGTACCTATATGGAAATCATGGAGGATAACATACCCGAGTGTGAAGAAGCATTCATATTTGCACTCCCTGTACCTTATTGGCTCACGAGGATACCAGAGATGAAGCGGAAAATTAAACACCTGACGTGTATGACAGTTTGTGAAACAGAGACGGTCCATGAAGACTATGGAAAACTCTTCGAGCACTTTGACCGTATCGCGGTGCCGAGTAGTTTTTGTCAGAGGGTGTTCACTCGACAATTTCCAGATACCACATTCTACATCGTCCATGCTCATATACCCCGTGACGAAAGATATACATTTTATCACATCGGAAATATCATGGACCCTCGCAAAAACTTTAGATCCATCCTAGAAGCCTTCGTACGTTTGAATGAACCCAACGCTCGTCTGGTCGTCAAGGCAACCTGTAACTCACCTGTGAATATAAACCTTCCTAACGTTCAGGTTTTGAATGGACTTGTGTCCGATGATGATATGCACGACTTACATAAAAGGTGTGACTGCTACGTGAGCTTTTCACACTCTGAGGGAGTGGGTATGGGTGCAGTGGAGGCGGCGCTGCAAGATAAACCAGTCATCATCACGGACTATGGGGGGGCGGTGGAATATATAAAAACACCCTACACCATCGAATGTACACTTCAAGAGTTGGAGAAGGATGACTTCCTCTTCAAAAAGGGTATGCTTTGGGGAAACCCTGACCCGAACCAACTCTTGGAGTTCATGCGCGACGCGTTCAATAAACGAATGAAATATATGAACCATACACATACTAAAAATATAACCAGTGCCGAAAACGTGTTACACGAGCTCCTGCTCAATAACGTAATGAGACACAAAAGCGACGATACCAGTGAGAATAGCCCCTGAAGAGAGTGACCCCTTCTGGGCGATGAGCATCATAGTGAGGTCATCGATGATAGTGATACCCGTGGGCTTCTTGAGAATTTCGGGGAGGAACTTGGCTATGATAAGATAGATGACCATAGAAAGTATCACAGGTTTGAGCGAATCTTGGTCGAACATTTATATACTACACTATTTATTTTCATGAGATTTTCATATTAAATCTTTTTACCTAATGTGACTATTTCTTTAGTAGAAATACTATGTTTTTTGCAAAAGCACCCATATTTTGCCTTGAATGTACACTTCTTCCCCTTGAGTGTTGTAGACTGACAAATATTCGTCGTATGTTTTTGTTCCGCCACGTGCTTGGGTGCCTCTGATATGACCATGACTGACCGCGCGCGTTTCTTCTCCTCGTGCTGACTGTATTTGCTTTTCATCTTGAGCATACTCCTAGCCAGATGAGCGCACCTCTCATCTGGTGTAGAAACTTTTTGGAGGCGCATGGCATCGCGGAGGCAATCTTCGTAAGACATTGTTGACTTTATAGTTTTGGAATGTTTGAGGTTTGCTTCCCACTTAGGTTTAAAAAGTACACACTTTATAACTACATGTA